CTGTGTGGCTCCGTCTACCATCCCTGCGTAAAACTAAACGCCTTCCAGAGCGTTTTGGAACCGATTTAAGGGCATTCGGTCCAGTCCACGCCTGCTCCTGTGGGTCAAAAACATTCTACATTGCAGCAGCTTTTGATGACTATGAGATCGCTTGGTACCACCTTGACGCCGAATGCGTCAACTGTGGCAACCTAGTAATAGTTCCCTGCCCTTTAGACAAACCGTAAAACGGCATAAAAAAAGAAGCCCACCCCCGAAGGGATGGGCCTTTAGTGCCTCGCAGTAAGAGTTTGGTTACTTCTTAACTGTCATTGTGAAATCGTGCTTTGGGTTAGCCCAGGCAATTAGCACCGGTACTACTGCTAGCCAGATTGTGTTGGCTGCGTGATGCCAGTCTGATCCTGTGAAATCTATTGGTGACTTGCCAATTACAACTACTGCTGTAATTACATTACCAGCAAACCACTTGGCCCAGATCTCTGCTGCTTTATTATTGAACTTCATATTGCTCCTTTTACCACTTTGGTCTTCCGAAACCAGCTACGTATACTGGTAACTTTCTTTTGTTATCTGCCTTGTAAGCGCGTACCTTTAGGCAAACTTCTCCACCGTTGCTTTGATTACCGGCAGGTTTACTATCCGGGCTAGTGTTGCCCTCGACGGTAACAATAGTTCCATCTAAATTATCTTTTACTACAACTCCAACGTGGTCAATTTTTTGACCTCCTGGAAAATCAAAGAACACAATGTCACCAAGCTCAGGCTTAGCAGTAGCAGGATTTGACCAAGCACCCTTACCTTGGAACGCCGATGCGCCCGTCGGGGTATATACAAGGTTAGGCATCTTAGTAAAGCCAATTTCTTTTGCACACCAGTTAAGGAAGGCACCGCACCAAGCAGCGTGGATCTTTTGGAACTTAGTTTCATTATCCCCTGGACCTTCAATGTAACCGATTTCTGATCTTGCTTTGGTAACAAAGTCTTCTTTTAATCCCATTAGTTTTCCAGTTTTGCTTTAATTATGGCTTGATTAATTCTTAGTTCAATAGTTTCTTCTTCTATGCGATCAATAGAATCTTTCATAGATTCACCGCCATTGTTATACAACTGATACTTGATCTTAGTCAGGTCTTCGCATATAGGCTCAAGTGCTGTGTTTATTACTGTAAGAATTGTATAGTGAAGCGTTCTTACAATTCCTACCATAACAGCAAGTCCTACAAAAAAATAGGCATAGACGATGCCTGACCAATCAGCGGGATTCATATTGTTCCTTAACTTAGAGTACGGATAGTTACTAGGAGTAAACCACCATAACCGCTATAGCGCTTATCAGTAGGAGTTCTGTTGATGAAATCAATTTCTTCGATGATTCCAGTAAGCGTTTCGCTAGTACGGAAATCCTCAATTTTTATAGTATCGCCATTAGATTCAATAGTTTCAAGATCTTTGATGCGATTATAGGCAGAGCCATCGTATCCAGATTTGTTACCAAATTTATCTGATTCGCTATCGTAGCATTCAAGCGGTAACTGGATAAGGCGTTGGCGTGGTACAGCAAGTAGCACCTTGACTTGGTATCCGGTAAATAATGGACCCTTGCTATCATCTGTAACAGATCTAGTAAACTTAAATTGAAAAGATAAATACTGCTGTGACCCAGGCGGATAGGAGATAGAGACATCTCCGATATCTGTGCCTTGGGAAAAAGATCCAATATTGTATTCAGTACCCATAGCATCTACAGATAAAATATCTAAACCACCATCTGCTGTATTGCAGCGCGGGGTTAGATACTTAAATATTTTATTTTCTAAGGTATTAAATCGAACATACCCGCCTTGTAATTTTCCTTGTGGGAGCAATCGGCTAACAGCTTGAATATAAATCTTGCCATTTGCAACGCCATTGTTTGCTGTGGTAAACACAAGGCGGTTGGTATCACCTAAGAAAGTGCAGGCAGTAGTTGTAAATCCTGTGGTATTAGGGTCATATAGATCCCAAGCATAAGCAAATACTAGGTTAGATCCTAGTTGGGTTCCTAAATCAATACGGGTTGTGCCAGGGTTGCCGTCAACTCCGGTAACACACCATAAGTATTTATCTCTAGCGGTAAAGTCATATACTGGTTGAGATGATTCAAAGATGAGTGGACCATAAGCAACCGAGCCATCGGTTGTGCTGATATCTGCTATGCGTACACCTTTGTTGGTGCCGATACATAAATAGTTTAAGTAGAAGAATATCTTATAATTGATTTCACCCGCAGGTAGTTCCGCTGCTGTAATAGCGGAAGTGAGGGTAGGCATAGAACCAGTTGAGGTGCTTAGGGTAAACTTTTGTATTGTTGATTGGATGCCGCTATAGCCTGATAAGTAGATAGCAGCACCTGATGCGGTAATGCTGGTATATGTAAAGTCAGCAGTTGGGTGTGTATATGTAACACTTGGCAAAGATGAAGCACTTGTGGCAAATTCATATACTTGGTTATTTACTGCTAGAACTAAACGTTCTTTAACATATTCAATAACAGCATTAACTACAGTAATACCAACTTTGCTAAACATAACAGTCGGTGCTACAGATGGACCATCAGAAAGTAACTTCTTTTGTATTTGCAGTTTACCATTAGAAACATCGTTGGTTACCCAATAAGCATATATACCGTCATCACAGATAGAATATACTGGGTCAGTAACTCCAGAAATATAATCAACAAAGTGAGTATTATCGCTGGTGACAGTACCGGCAGGAGATACAGCGGTGGATGCAATGTTAGCATTTGTTTTTGCATAACTAAAAGTGTTTGTTGTTACTGCAGTAATTGCGTAAGTTCCATTAAATACTGCATCAACGCCGGTAACAACTATCTCCATACCTACTGAAAAAGTATGAGCAGTTGCTGTAAGGGTTGCTACGTTGGAGGTTAAAGCTTTGTTGGTAACGGATGCGGTAATAGTTGGATAGATGCGGTCAACATCGTAGCCATCAGAAAGCAGTGCGCCTTGATAGGAGTTACCATTTGCTTTCCATTTAATAGATCTTAGATACTGAAATGGGCGCCCGTTGGTCTGCAAAACATTATCAACTTCGTGAATGGTATCAGTATCATTGAGCAGAGTTACTTGGCCCTTAGTCCAAATGTTACAACCTTTTGAATAGGTGTATTGGAATCTAAGCAATTCATCTTGTGATGGCTCGAAGAACTTTATACCTTGGCCAAGGTGGAATGATGATTGAGATCTAAGCCACCATCCGGTAATTGTTTGCTCACCAGGTTCGCGGGACATATCAACTTGGTTCTTGCGATATTGAGCTGTAATTCTGCGGTAAGGATTATTATCATCATTGTTTAAGAAGAACGGTTGACCACCGATAGATACATCGTAGGCAACACCGGTAAGGGCATATGTCTGGTTAGCTATTGGATTACCAATAGGGGTTGGGATCGCTTCTGTTATTTGATCGCCGTATGCCACTCTATCTCCTTAGTTTGTTCCAATAAAAAACCCCGCCGTAGCGGGGTTGGTAATGCTTATGTTACTTAGGCTGTTGGTGCGTTAAGGCTTGTTAAGTAAACTTGATAGTCAGAGTTGGCTGGGTCGGTTGGAATAATCAAGCCATCTGAACGCACGATTGTATTTTTAGATGGTTCATTTGTGAAAGGGTCATTTGGTGTTGTGTATGTATATTCCATTTAGAACTCCGCATCCGTTTTGTAAGTGAATTGATAATAAGCAGCACTGGCAGTAGAAGTAGCCGCATTTGTTCCTAAGAAAGCACCAACTGTTGCAGTTCCTCCACTGGGTGATGTACCAAAACCCGATACTCCATAGTTTGTAATTGTCAAAGATGGAATAGCCCTCATTTGAACAGGTAATTGAACAAATACAGCATAATTGCTTCCGCTAGTTGTATTGCCCTGCCAAGCCACAACTGCGCCTGTTGATTGGTAATACCTTTGGCAAGCAGCAAGTTCTCCCTGAACTGTGCCTGTGGCTGTGGTGAAAGCGGTAGCGACTGAGCCTGATTCAAGTTGTACACCCCAAATTTGAAAAGTGTTGTTTTGTAATCCAATTGAAGATGCTCGCGAAGCATAATTTGTACCAGAACTCAACCATAGAAAAATGCCTAAACAAGATGTATTTGCGGTTGTTCCAATAGTTTTTCCCGTTAAAGAAGGCACTGTAAACGTAATTGTGTATCTTGTCCACGATGTTGATATCGTAACCGCAGAAATAGCAGTAAGTACATTGGACGAAGGCGAACCACCTGTTCCAAAGGATTGATTTATTTCTAAAGCAATTTTTGGCGTTCCGCTGGCAGCCTTTGCCCAAAACGAAATTGTGGCAGTTTGACCAGCAAGAGTCCTAACGTCCTCAATGAATTGTTCATAAACTGCATAAGTATCAACGCTAGCGCCTGCGGCAGTTATACATTGAACAAAATTTGAACTTTCATAACCTGCGACTGGAGCAGCGCCAGCGGTAAAAACTTGTGGAGTAACTGTTAATGTGCCAGTTGTGCCGCCGTTGGTTTGCACCCATCGGTCAAAATTATATGTGCCATTTGTTGTATTGCTGGTAAAATTTCTTTGATTTATATTGAAATCGCCGTTGATGATTTTGTTTTTGCCAGCGGAAAACGGAGCCGCTGCGCCAGCCGAGTTTTGCTCTACCGTACTTGTTAGTTGTGCGCGTGACATTTATGCACCTTCCGTTGTTAGTTGAGTTAACTGTGCTTGTTGCTCGTCGTAAGTTGACTTGAGCATTGAAGTAAATTCGTTGTTGCCTCGGTCAATGATTACAGATATTTCTTTAGTCATTGTGTCTGTAAATAAAGTAATTTTATTCATTGTTATAACTCCGCACTAAATCCAATATAGTTTGTTGCTGCTGTATTACTTGTAAGCCACCCAGAATCGGCACCAGCGTTGAAAATTGCTGTTCCGTGTGTGTATCTTGCCACCGCGACTTCTGCTGTATCTGGATTTTGTAAAGTCCAAG